CCAGGTACTGTTGCTGTCGTTGATTATGAGGGTGGTTATTATCCTTGTGTTGATCTTGAGATTGGTGATTGTGCGAATTGGAACCAAGAAAAGATTAATGCCTGGAATACTAATCAAGGTTTAGATAAAAACACAGTTGATATGATTATCAACCAAAGCATGTGGCCAAGCCACAATAAAAAGGAGGTAGCGTAATGGAATATGTAATTAGAACACATGGCAATGGCTGGTTTAACTTTGAGGACTTGCCTCAACATGGCAACTATATTCAAATTCACAACATGAATTGTGGTACTGACAGAAAAGCAATTAACAGAGCAAGAAAAATAATCGGTGACAAAAAAGCTAAAATTGTAATAAAGGAGGTAGCGTAATGAAATACAAAAATCCATATATTGATTGTCCCCAATGCGGAGACTATGAAAGCTTTTTAGCTGTTGATCCAGAATTGGGAGCAGACGAAGGAGGTCATTGCCAATCTTGTGACCTTGAAATAAAAACGCCTAGATGGCTGTCAGAAACTGGCAAGGTGTTTGGGAGGGACTACATATAATGATTGATTGGAAAAACTGCAAAGATGCAATTAATGATAACCAGTATTGCGACAAAGGTGTAGAGGGTTGTGACTACTGTGATGATATGGACTATGTTTTAACGTATGAAAAAGAATATAGAAAGTGTGAGGATTTTGGTGCTATGAACAAAAACGCCCAAAAGCATGTAGAAGCTATTTATAAAAAAAGAGGAGTAAAACAATGACTAGAATAATGAAGGAGAAAACTTTAATAAACAAGATCAACAAGATCTATCCAAAAGCAAAGGCAACGCCATTGTGTGAATACTATGATGATCCAAACAAGGCTGGCATCTGGTTCAGAGGCAGTGAAGATAGCATGGCTATTGATGGCTTGCCTCTTTATGATATTTATGAGGAAGCTGGATACGAGATAGCCCCAGAGATATGCAATATTTTAGATAAGGCTGGGTGGGAAGCTTGCCCTTATGATGCTGGAACTTTGATGGCTTACCCAGGATAGGAGGAATTATGAACTTATTAAAAAAACTATTCAGAAAACCAGCCAGGCGTAAAGCTTGGCATGGTTCTTATTTAATTAATCATTTTCTAAAAAACTAGGAGGTTAGACAATGACATTTGCAAACGAATTTCAAAATGACTTTTACACCTGGGAAGATCATATCCCTGGTATAGATAAACCAGTTCTCTGGGAATACAAAAACAAAGATAAGTGTTTTTACCAATGGCCGATGTGGAAAAGATCAGATTACAAGATCTTAATACAATTAACCAAAGACCAGAAAAAACTAGCCCTGGACTACTTAGACGAGCTACACGCTCCACTTAACGAAGAGACAAGGCATCATAACAACGAGAAAGCAAAAGCCAGGAGGGCCGCTCAATGATTGACTGTATAGAAATTCTAATCGTGCTTTCATTCATGGTCTTTTGCCTACATGGAGCATATTTAATAATTACCAGGGAGGACCAAGACAAATGAAGATAGACAGAAGACGAATACCAAAGCATTTGAGAAATCTAAGAGATGACCAGATACAATTATTAATTTTATTATTCACGGAAAGACTATGACATTTGACCAAGCATTAGCAAAATATAAAGCTCATATGGCAGACAATGGAATCACTGGCGATTATGCCTACATTTCAGAAGATACCTCTAAAACGAACACAGAAGGCGCGTGGTTACTTAAAGACATAGACGGGGACAACATAGCCTACGTTGACAAACATGGCGTTGAGAGGCTTTAGAAATGACCACAGAACAAATAATGAAACAAATGCGCGATAAATACGGCTTAAACCAAAGCGGTGGATGGAAAAATGGTTTAACACCAGAGAAACTATTAAGGATCGTATCTAAAGATGACCGCACGAAACTAACCAGGGCGTTTGCAAAAGATAAACGCTATAAACATATTAACCAGGAGTAACCAATGTCAGGGAAAGGAAGTACGCCAAGACCAATTCCAGATCGTAAAAAATATGAATCTGAATTTGATCGCATCTTCGGCAAAAACAAAAAGAAAAAAGAAACCAAAGATAAAAAAGAAAAGAAGTGATTGAGGCAATTAAACTAATAATTTTAACAATGGCTTTAACTACCATTACAGCTCTACTTGTTGTAGAGTTAATAGTTAGATGGATTGATCGCTCTGATTGATCCTCTCACGAGCGCTCGCGGGAACTCCTCCATTACAACCTTCCGTGTGCGCTCACCTACAATAGATCTACCAGGCCCACTAACAAAAAATGCTTCTTACCACCAGGTTGTGATTTCCTCAAGCGCTTCTGCTCACCTTCCAGGACACACCACACCACCTCTTTCTCAATTAACTCAGTCATAGCTCTACCAGATGTTTTTCTATTAACCCCAGTCATCTTTGCATAATAACTAATTGCATCATGGCTGCTCCAGGTTTCATATCTCCACCGCTCGCATAGCGCCCACATAATAAGCTTCGCACTCACGGATAGATCCGTCCGCCCGCACTCGCGCCTGTACCAAGCCCATACCACTGCTCTCACCCTGGAGAAGTCTCCGTCTCTCCTGGCTAGCTCTAACGGGACAAAGACTCCCGCTCGCTCCCGCTCGCTCGTGTGTGCCGTGATCCACCAGTGGTCCTTGTCTATTGTTTTAAATCTTTTCATTTCTTTACTTCTCTTTTTTCCCTGGAAGCTGAACCCCCTCAAGGGGTTCGCTTCCTATATACCATGGTATGGTATGGATATATGGGAGCCTCTTACTAGAGTTATGTCCCTATCTTGGTCAAGGTATGTCCCTAACACTCCCATACTATGTCCCTAACACTCCCTATGGTTATTCCACATCAAATTGTTTTTTTTGGTGATATACGAGAACCAAGGCATCGCATTTAGGGCAAGATAGATTAGTTACAATTTCGTAATCTTCATTGTCATAATCTTCGCCTGTATGATCGCCACCCCAAATTAATTTTTGGTTACATTGCCAACAGTTCATAATTTTCTCCTAAAAATTGTCATATAAATTACTGGTATCTAGCGGTTCATTTAATGGTTCTAAAACACCGTTGCGTCTAAATAATGTTTTTGCAGAATAGTCTACGCCTCCGCTGTTGGATTTTACAAGCGCGCCTCTTACCACCGCCATTCTGTCGTAGGGTACATGTTGCTCTTCACAAATCCTTTCACAATCCTCTGCACTTGCCAGGGCCATTGTGAGGCAGAACCTCTGCGAATCGACGAGTGACGAGGCGCCCCTCACGCTGGTTCTCTGAACCATTTGGTCATCTGAGTCTACGGTTAAACCTTGTTTGTTTAAATGATGTACGGTTAGCGTGCAACACTGTAACCTTGCGCTTATGTTTGCACAGTAAGATCCCCACAACTGGCCAACCTCGTTACTACTAGAAACATTACCAGTGGTAAATGCCTGGAGCGGATCAAAACAAACCAATTTAATATTTGGTATTGATTTAATTTCTTCCACTAATTCCATTGCAAGATCCGTGACACCTTCTTCCCTCAATAAAATCATTGGTTCTTTCTGCTCTGGAATCGGAAAGATATAAACCTCATGCTCTGATTGGAATCTTTTTCCCAGGGGATCCAGGAGTTCTAGTCTTCTGTGGATCTCTGGAAGATCATCTTCACTGGCAAATATAATAGAGTTACCACGCTCAGTAACATCTTTTCCCCACCATCTTCCACCACAAGCTATGCACAATGCCAATTGGATTACACTTAATGATTTACCAACTCCACCAGACGCTGCCAGGAGTCCTGGTTTACCCATTGGTATCAACCCCTCTACTAAAAACTTTTGTGGTTCTGGTGTGCCTACCAGGTTACGAATAGCATACTTTTGTATACCAAGCTTGTGTTCCATCAACTCAGCTTTCACTTTATGTAAACCATGCTTTAAATATAAGTCATTGTAATCGCCACGCTCGCTGGGCAGACGCACGGCCACGTTGGGTATTGCTGCTGCACATTCCTGGGCTTTCTTTTCACCCACGCCGTTATCATCGTGATCCAGGGCTAAAATAATTCTAGCACCCGTTAACTTGCGCAATTTAGAGACTGCATCCAATGTAAAATTGGCACTAAATACGCAAGCCACGGGAATCTGGGTAGCTTCATATATTGTTGCGGATGTTGAGTAACCTTCAGCTACTACCAATCTTTCACAATTAGCTAATTCGTTAAATGTAATTCCAATAAGAAAAACATTACCTTTAATTTCTGATGCGGAGGCAAACTTTTTACCCCCTTTTTTATCTATGTACTGTATAGATCTGATGGCACCTGTAGTAGAATACACGGGAACAATTAAACTACCGTTAGATTGTTTCAACCCATAGTTTTTAACCTTTTTATTTGTGAGATACTCATGCTCGACAACATCGTTGCATTTATTAAATTTTTCCCGTATCTCTTCTGCCACCTCATCTTGCTTAATTTTTCTATCAATTTTCGCTTGCTCAGATGCTTCTTGCATTTGTTTATGTAAAGCTTCTCTGTCCACCTGGCTTAAAGTATTAGAATCAACTGAACTCCACTTACCCTCAAAACCTGTTTTCCAATTACCAAATGTTGCGAAGTAGTGACCGTGTAATTCATTAACAACGTAATAACCAGACTTAGAACCGCCCAGGTCTGGCTTCATTCCAGGGAGAGCGACTGGCACCCTAACAATTTTACCTGTTGATTCCAGATGATTGATTTGCAAACCTTGTGCCTGCATCTCATGTATTAAGTCGTTTGTTGTTTTTTTATGTGTATTTGTATTTTTAAGTTCTGGTATTATATTGTTATCTTTGCAGTATTTTTTTAGATCCATTTATAAGCCTTTCGTCATCTTCCCTGGCCCTGGCGTTGGCCCAGTTTAGATATTCTCTAATGATTGAAACAAATATTTTTTTTCTATCGTCCCTTTCCCATTCATGCAAGGGTTCGCCTTTGTTGTCAATCAATAATTTTTTGTATAAATTTTTGGTGGATGCTATAGCGTACTCAGTACCAATGTCATTAAGTTGCGCCTTGTTAGGGAGGCGTTCGCCTTCACCTAGTTTTTTTAAATGAGCCATACAGCATGCTCCAAGCCAATGTTCTTTGTCTTTCTTTAATAAAGGCCCCGCTGGTGCTTTACAATATGCACACAGCGTTGGCCTGTCGTTGTTGTCAAAATTAAAATGGTGCGTCATCGTCTAGCGTAGTTGATCCCATCTTATCAAGATCTTCCGCAGACGGAGATGCCTCTATAGGCTTCTCACTTACCACTTTTGGTTTTTTATCAGTAGGTTCCCATGTTCGGCCCCAGTCCTGGTCAACTTCAAAAAAGGTACTTCCTTCTTTTTGTTTGATAACGGCAGATACACTTTTACCCATAAATGCGGTTTCAGTATCACTAGGCAATTCTTTCAAGCCCATTGCTTTACACATTGCAAGTAATGACTTTAGACCATTTTGCACTACTTTTTCATTTTCATGCCTGGTTGTAAATAACGCGTCAACGGTTTGAGCTGTATCACCAACTTCAAATTTTGCGCTATATCCTTCCCAGTTCTGGTTTCTTTCGCTTGTTAATACTGTTTCGCCCTGGAAGTGCAACACATGCCTACCAGGTTTCAAATTTATTCTATCGTCATTTGTGACGTCAACCTTATAATTACTTAGATCCATAATTTACTCCTTGTTTAAATCCAACATTTATATTCAACACAATCATCCTCTTCAGATCCGCAATAGTTACAATAACCATCAGTAAATTGCGGATCTTCTCCAGGGTTATGCTCGTTATATTCCTCAGAGATTATCTCGTTCATTTCAACATCTCCCCTCTTATTGTTTCCCAGTCCATTGGTATCTCATCAGGTAAGTTGTACCTGTTTTTAGCTAAAAATGCTGGCTCTTCATTTGTGTAAATGATTCTATCGCCACTTACAGTTTTAGTAGTCATGCCACCGCTCTTGCCTTGTACCTTGATAGTACCAAGTTTCTTAGCTGCAAAAAAACATGCGTCTGAGTGTTCTAATAACAATGCAGATGCTTTTCTGTGCAACTTGAGCGAGTAACGGTCATAAGGTTCAATCCTGGGATCTTCTACCTTTCTGACTTCGCTATGACATATCTGGAATATCATCATGCCCTTTTCTCTAAGCACATTTAACGCGTGTATATATTTGCGCCAGTACGTCAATGTTTCGGTATAGCCTTTCCCGAAACTTGGCTGGTCAATCGATTTCCAACCATTGTCCTGGCATGCTTTTTCCCACAATAAATTTTCTAACCAATCTAAGGAGTCAACACAAACTGTTTTATAGTCGTGTGTTTCCTGCGCTAGCTCGTTTAGGTTCTCCATTACATCTTCAAAAGATTTGCAACGTATATTGTCCATTTCAATCTTTCCCAAACCGTCTTCCACGTCTAATAAGATAGGGTTTTTGGTTTGTGAAGCTAAATGTGTTTTACCAACAGCAGGGCCACCGTGAACAATAATTCTAGGTGGCTTCTGTTTGCTCTTTTTTCTTATATCAGCTAAACCCATTATGCAGACTCTATAACTGATTCAGACTCAACTGCATCTTGTAATCTTTTACTATATTCAGCTCTTAAAATATCAAGCTTTTCTAGTTCAAAATTTGCATTACCAACTAATTCATTTTTCTGTCTCTCAACATTAGCTAGTTTGTTGTAATGTATCTTATTGTCTTCCGTAAGATCGTCATACGCATATTCAGTTCCACCCTCTTCAAAGCTAAACTTTATAGGTTCTTGTTGTACTTCACTCATTTTTTTTCCTTGTTATTAAGTTTATATAAATCGCAGATGCTTCTTGCGTTACACCAGCGACAATGATCCCCAAATACATATTTAGGGTTTTCCTCTTCACACGCATCAACTGCGGGCTGTAAGAAATCGTAGGCCCAATCCACTAAATACTCAGCGGTTGTATGCCATGTCTTGATGGGGCCACCGCCCCAGGTTGCTCTAGGTTGCACTATGGTAATTTCAACCTCAGTGTCTTCACTACCATATCTTGATAACGCTCCCAAAGCGTAAATCATTGCTTGTTTGTTTTGATCTGGACTGACGGGATATTTACCAGTCTTTAGATCTATGACACACATTCTCTTAGGGGTTACGATAAGTGCGTCAGCGTATCCATATAGATTATCTGAAATCTCTTCCAGTCTAACCTTTTGTTCAACAAGCAATCTCCCGTCAATTTCTTTAGTGCGATTTTGCACATAATCTACATAAACCTTGGCACAATCTATCATGTCCTGGTCTACCTCTATTTCAAAATCCTCTACAAATTCTTTTTTGCCTAGCCAATAATCCTCCAGGCTAACGTCTACTAAAAAACCTTTTAGTAATTGTTCAGTCATGGAATGTATTAATGTACCGACAGCAGCAGGTACTCCAACCTGGTAGTCAACCTTTGCTGCTAGCTTTGGCATCCCTGGACATTTTGTCCATTTGTCTGATGCAGATGGGCTAAGTAGTGCGTGCTTCATTTGATACCTTTGACTCTTCCTCTACCTTTAAGATCTCTTCCATGTCATAGACAACTTTTCCAGCCAACTTTACATAGTCTGGCCCCATCTTTTTATTTCTCCAGTTTTCTATTGTTCTAGGTGATCTCATCCAGCGTTCAGCGAGTTGCTTAGTATCAATAAACTTTTTTTCACTATTACTCATGTTTTACTCCTCTTTGTTTTGATTTTTATAATCATATACGCTAATATACTCGTTATCAAGCATTAATTTAAAAATATAGGAGGAATTATGAGCATTGATAATATAACACCAGAGCAATGGGATCAATCAATAGATAAGTTGGCTACAAACAACCAGGTAGGTGGCACGCACTATAACCATTTGAAAATACAACCAATTGATTATATATATGCTAATAAGCTATCCTATAACTTAGGTAGTTGTTTGAAGTACATAACTAGAAATAAAGGAGA